CCCTAGGGTATTAAGGCGTCCACTTTGGACACCCGTCCTGAGTGGACTAGGTTTTGGATCAATCGATGGAGGAGATGAAGATGGGATTCATGGAAGAGTTGCAGGCTGAGTTGGATGAGATGCGAAGGAGTAGGGAGAAGCGCAAGATTGATTGTGGAGAGGGAATCTATCGACTTCCGGCGGGGGATTTTTGTTGGTCGAGTGCTTCGGGAATGACATGGTGGATAATTGAAGTGTGGGAACGGGAGCGGTTCACTACTCTCCTCTTTGCAGAGGAGAATCCTCCCGCAGAGGTAGTGCGCAATGTTTTCCGTCATTGGAAGGGAGGACAGGTGTAATGCCAACGGGCTATCCCAAGCGTGGAAAGAAGTACAAGTATCTAGAGGCTAGGAACTACCTGGGAATCAAGAGCAAATCGTTTCGCCTACTGATTGAGCGAGGAATCTTGCCACCCGATGGAAAAATGCCTACGGGAGAAAGATTCTGGTACGCAGATACGCTTGACCGGTCCCCGATTCGGGGTACGATGACAGACAGTGCTCAATAACTACATCGCGTAGTCCGTATGTAACTTTCATCGCAGCGGGTACCGTACAGTAACTTAGGGTCTGACCTGCGAAAACGTTGATCCTTATGGAGATATGTAAATCTGTTACGCGGACACGCACGCGTCTTAGAGTATGACGTGGTGGTTGTCAAGAGCAGTTCACTCGAATGTTCGAGGTTACTCCGTTCGAGTGAACTACCAAGTTAGTCCGTCCGGGGATTCCAAATGATCTTACAATCTGTTAGTTCCCGTGCGCTCGCCTAACAGACCTACATATCTACATAACGATCTTTATTTCCGCAGGTCAATAGCCCTTTTCCCGTATGTAATTCCCCTTCTTAAGCCCTGCATACGGCCGATTTATTACCGGTGAGTAGGGATCTTGAGTCGATTGAGGCTTCGCTCGGGGCGATCGGATTGAGTCCATCAGTCGTCTGAGTGGATTCCCGGGGCTGTGCGTGGCCGTGGCGCCTCTTGATCTTGTTTTGGGGTGGATGGTGCGGCCGGGCAAGTGGATCATGTTAGAGAGGCACTCAGCGGCTTGGGATGTGGGGGGTGGGGGTGTAGGCTATTCGTTTGAGCCTATGGTTTTGGAGGATGAGTCTTGAAATACCCGCCGTATGTCTTTGTTTTCGCTGGTTCGATGAGAGAGGTTGAGTATTGGCGAGTGCGGAAAATGTATTCCCTGAAACAAGTACGTTGGGTGCGAAGTGGAAAGGACCTTCAGGGTTGGTGTTTCGATCCACCACTCAAGATGCCATCGATCGGGACTTTCGGTAAAAATAGAGATGACTATATACTTGAGCAAGAGGCCACGCAAAGGGGAATCGAATTAGTTCATGGACATCATCCCAACCTTTACGATCCACGCAACGCAGGCGATGTATCTAGCTTCCTTTAAGCTAACTAGTGGCGAAGTATCTTTCATAGTTTTAGGTTTGTTTTTGCTAGGTATAGTTTGGGTTTTCAATCGTAGGAATAATCGTTAGGACCATTACGGAGAGTGACGGCGCGAAAATGCGAAGTCGATCATCTACAATGGATGATCCACAGGAGAGTCACTTGTTCCGAACGAACCTCTCGGAGAATAGCGATGTGGTAGGATCACGCTATGTTGCCCTGTCGATACGACCTCAGAACGAGTGGTCGAGGGTGCCCAAATGAAAGAGCATTGGATTATGATTATTGTCAAGCACATTTGGACACTCCTCGTGGCCGTCAACATGTAGCGGATGTCATTCAGCGCGGGCATTTGACTGTGCCTTCAGAAGTACAACGCGCGATTGAGAAAGCAAAGGAGATTCCTGAGGAGGATTACCACACTTCAGCACTAGAACAGATGGCGATGGCGCTGGAAACAATTCAAAATTGGGTTGACGAGGCGCGAACGAATCTCGATAGCCTTGGCGGTCCGGAACATTGGCGTTATAAGGACCGTGCGCAGCAAGAACAACAGCATACTTTCCTTGGCGTCTACGAAAGGGCGTTGGATAGGCTTTCCAAGCACCTTGGCGCCATGAGTAAGGTATCATTGCAGGATAAGACTGTCTCCCTCGGCAAGGCGCAAATCGACATGATGATTCGCATGATTATGAACGTCGTGGTTGAATTGCGGTTGAGTGACAATGATGCACAACGCGCTCAGGTTCTTCTTTTGGAACTGATGGAGCGTGAGGCGAATCTGAGCGGTCGAGTCGACCATTACGCGCGACAGCAATTGGACCCGGCGATAATCGATGCCTAGACCGGTTAAATTTGACGCCAAAGCCTACGCTCTCGACCAATTAAAGGCTCGAATTCTTCCTTCGGACCCGGTTGAGTGGACCAGGGATAAAACTGGCGTTCAATTATGGTCTAAGCAGCGTGATATCTGTCGTTCCGTTCAAAAACACAAGTTAACAGCGGTAAAAAGTGGTCACGGCGTCGGAAAATCGATGACGTGTTCACAATTGGCGGCATGGTGGGTGGATACCCATCCTGTTGACGATGTCATGGTTATTTCCACTGCTCCTTCCTCTCGTCAGGTTGGAGCTATTATGTGGGAAGAAATCAGGAAGATTCATCGAAGGGCTGGCCTTGCTGGAGAAGTGCAGCGTGCAAATCGCTGGATTATCGATAATACTGAGGTGGGATTTGGTCGAAAGCCTCAGGATTACGATAAGCACGCGTTCCAAGGGCTGCACCGTGAAAATCTTCTCATCATCATCGATGAGGCTTGTGGTGTTGATGAATGGTTGTGGGTGGCTGCTCTCTCTATGGCGACCGGTGAAAATAACCGCATCATCGCTATCGGAAACCCCGATGATCCTTCGAGTTACTTCGCCAAAGTCTGTAAGCCTAATAGCGGTTGGAATGTCATCCAAATATCCGTTTTTGATTCACCGAACTTCACGGGTGAAGAAGTCACGGAGGAAGCACGTCGTCGCCTGACAGCACCCGATTGGGTTGACTTTATGGCGAAGGAAGTCGGGATTGGCACCGCCACCTGGACTTCTAAAGTTCTCGGGGAATTCCCTGAGGTTGATGAAATGTCCACGATTCCTCTTGCGTGGATTCATCGAGCACAGGAACGCTATAATGATTGGCAAGATGCAGGCAAGCCTCTTAGCGGGCGTTATCTCCTAGGGGTGGATGTTGCGCGATATGGAGGCGACAAAACCGCTTTCGCCCATCGTCGAGGAAACGTTGTTACTTCCGTTGACGTATATCCAGGAGGAGATACTGAAGCAACTGCCGAGCGAATCCTTGAACAAGGAGAAGGAGCTACGGCGGTCGTGGACACTAACGGAGTGGGCGCAGGTGTCTACGATAAGATTCGCGCAAGAGGAATGCCCGCGATGCCATTTAACTCGGGGAACCGCACCTCTTTACGTGATAAGTCTGGGCAGATCGAATTTTATAATCTTCGCGCTGCGGCTACTTGGCGAGTGCGTGAGCTTCTTGACCCATCGAAAAATTCAACCCTTTGCCTGCCGCCTGACGAATTAGTTGCGGCTGATCTTTCCTCTCCTCGCTGGAAGACAAGTCGTGCTGGTGGGAAATTGGTTATTGAGGAGAAGACTGAGGTCAAGAAACGACTCGGCCGTTCTCCTGACCGTGGTGACGCGGTAATCCTTGCCTGTTGGCTCAATGCTGAGGGTGGCCTCGGAGTCGACGAATCAACGTTCCATTGGGTAGACAAATCCTCTTCGAGAGGGGAGGATGACGTCTACGGCGCGCTGGATTGGGAAACTGCTCCAGATGAGCCGAGCTTAGATGTTAATTTAACGCCAATTGGAAGAATTGATACTTCGTTGGATGGATTCTTCAGGTGACGTACCCAACGAGTTACGTAGAAGCAGAACTTAATGAAGATCCGCCCCTAGGTAAGGAGTTGGGGTCTTCTTTTGCGTGGAACGATACTTTTGGTGGGTACGAAAACGGTAAAGTATTCGAGGTTCCCGAGCCTGGCCTTGTTGAATACCATGAAATGCTCGATACAGATGGCAAGGCTGCCAATATCGAGCAAATGCTCACCTATCCCATCGTTTCCGCTCCATGGGAAGTCTCTCCCGCTTTAGATCCTGACGGACAAGTTACTGTCGGTGGAAAAGCCGATGAAATTCGTCAGTTCGTTCTCGATGCCTTTACTGATTTGCCACACCAGGGTGGTCCTCGAACCACTGTGGAACAGCTTATCAGTCAAATGACGATGGCCTTTACGGACAAAAAGGCTGCATTTGAGAAGGTCTTTAAGGAGAAGGACGGGAAAGTAGTCTACGATAAGTGGGCTTGGCGTCCCTTGGAGACTCTGGAATTTACCTATAACGCCAAGAACTCCGATCTCATGGGGTATTACCAAACTCCCGTGCGATTTGAACCGACCCCTCGCCTATACCCGCAAGGGGATCGTATTTGGGTTCCCATGCAACGAGCATTCATCTACATCCATGGAAACTGGCGTGACCCTATCCATGGAACCTCGTCAATGCGCGTTCCTTACTGGTGCTACATTACCAAGCGTAAATTGCGGTGGTTATGGTACCAATTCCTTGATCAGAACTATTTGCCCAAGACTATTGTCAAGAATCCTGACGACATCCAGGCCGTAGCGGACGCCAAAAAGGTAGCCACGCTGCGGTCTAAAGGTGTTGTCGGTTTGAGGTCGGATACCGAGGTCACCACTCTGGAATCCGGTGGTCACGGGTCACAAGGGTATCTCGAAGCGATTCGTTTCCTTG